CTACCGGCCCAGCGAGACTGCGCGTCTGCTACCGCGAGAGAGCGGCAGTGCATAGCCGATCAGGCAAAACTGATCGAGGGCGAATAGAACCACGGACTCAACACCCGCCGCAATCGCCAACTGCCTCTCTTTCGCCCACGGAGTCGTGTAGTCGCCGATCGCTACGAGGTGACTGGCTTTCTCCGGCGGGAACCCCATCTGCTGCGCCAACGCGATCGAGTCGCGAGCCTTATCGAGGTTGCGATCCCCGGTATAAGTGAAGTTTTCCGTCTTTAAGCAGGCGATTTGCGCGGGTGTCCAGTAGTCGGAAGGAAAGTTCACTGCGCTGTTGAGCGGCGTAGCGTTCACATCCGGTGGATACAGCACTTCAAACATCGCTGACGGTGTCGTCTGGCGAACGTACGACATAATCGCCTGCGTGAACTCCCCAATCATCCGCGAAAGATACGCGCATTCGTCGCCATACACGTTCGGGTCGGCGTTCTCGCTTGCAATCACGCTGAGCGGCCGTCCGAATGCCGCCGCAAACCCGTCGCACGATGCAGCGTCGTAAAATGGCATTCCGGCTTTCGATGCGAAGTACCACCACTGCACCTCACCGAACTGCAAGCACGGCGTCAGTCCGCATCCCGACATCAGCGCCGCCATATCCGCGTAGACTTGTTGCCAGTACGCTTGGCTCTGAGGACCGAAGTTCGTCTGCAGGGCCGGCGTATTTACCCAAACCGGCGCGCCATCGGGATACCGCTGAGCGATTCCCGACGCCACAGAGTCGTCTCCGTTCCCCAATTCCGTGCTGAACGACGCAGCCACTTCGAGTCCGCTATCCCGCATCGCCCGAAAGAAGCTTCCGCTCCAGTCGCGGGCCGCTCGATTCATTCTCGGAACGGCGACGGTGTCCGTAATCCACTTGCCGTCTACGCCACCCGCCAACGTAAGCCCGCTCGCGATCGCTGAGAAGTTAGGATTTCCGCTCGCTGCCGATATCTGGATCGTATTTCCCGCCGCCCCCATCGCACGAGCCGTGATGGTGAGAACACCTGCCTCAGCGCTGGCCCACACACTATTGGAACCAGCGTTGATCAGCAGCGCGAAACATCGCGCGATGCTCTCGGCGGTATCCCCGATCAGATTCACATGTGATAAGGGAGTGGCGTTCAGCAGAATCTGCGTCGTTTGCCCGAATTGTGGCGTTCCGCTGAAGGTGATGGAGCCCGAAGCCGCAGCGAACCCGCTCGGCCTCAACTCGTAAAACCACAACGCTCCGGCGTAATGGTTCGCGCGCCCCTTGAATCCCAGAGTGTCAATCAGCCATGCTGTCCGCTCCGGAGCAATCGCCTGCGAGTGCAATGTGTCCCAGTCGGTCGCCAACGTGGTGATCGGTTCGGCAGGAAACTCCGGCAGCAGTTCGCTCGGAAAAGCGACTTCGATGAAGTCGAAATAGAAGTAAGTCCCGGGTTTCCCCGAATGCGTCACCGTAACGGAGTGGGTGCCGGCGCCTGGACTTCCGAGCGGTAGTCGCACCAGAACGTCCTCGCCGGCAAGCGAAAGCTTCGCCAGTAGCGGAGTTCCTCCGTCCACCTGAATAGACACATCCGCCGCATTGTCACTCCGACGGCTCCCCAGATACAGCGAATGCCCTGCCCCTCCCGTGTACGCACACGTCAGCGAATCCCCCGGCGTCGTCGTCCAACGAATGGACCCGCCGGAGTAATTCCCAATACCGTGCGACCAGCTACCGGTGTAAGTGACCTCAATTGAATCGTCCTCGATCCGCCGGCTACCTGCGCCTGCCACTTCATACCCTGCCCCACTCCCGGTGACTGCCCAATTAGATACAGTGATGCAGAACTCACAGCGCTGATAAGCGTTCGGCTGCATGTCCGCCGCCCAGGTCCACCTGAGCTTCCGGACGTTCGTCGTCGGAACTGCGGCTCCCGAAACGTCGGTCAAGTGCCCAAAATCGAGATTCAGATGCCACGTCTGCGGCGATCGCCCCCCCGTGAACATACCCCAAGCTGGCGCCCACGATTCTGTCCCCGCGCCATAAACCGTTCCGTAGACACCGATTCGATTCCCATTTGAACCGGCCGTCCCGATGTACGTCAGTGTGATTTGATTCCCGTTCGCCGTAGCCGTCACCAGACCGGTTTCCTGGTTCGCGGTAATAGCTGCTGCTAAAGCCGTTAGTGCCGTGCTGATCGTGTCCCCGCCCAGCACGCGGTAGTTGAAATGCTGATCGAGCCACGCCAGTTCAATGTAATCGAGGGGCGTAGCCGTACCCTGCAATTCGAACGTCACAGTCGGCTGACTTATTGAGCTCGTTACTCCGGAAGCATACCGCTTCAGGGGCACTTGAAAGACTGTCTCGTTCCCATCGACGTCTGACCATACTCTCAAGTAAGGCCAATCCACCGTCGGGTACAACGTCGAGTCCATCGGAATGCAGTTGGTGCGCTCCTCGTCGTAGCTCAAGGTCAATCCGCTCAGGTCTCCATCCGGTAGATTCCGAAGCGATGGGTGCTCGAATACATTGTCACGGTTCCACTCCACCACAGTCCAATCGAATTGTTGACGCCAGCTTCCCGATACGGTGAAGCCGTTGGCACTGGTTGCGCTGAGAGCCGCGACTGCCGTAGGCTGAACGAAGTAACACTGCAGGTCGCGATCTGGTCGCAACTTACTCAGAGTTTCCGCCATTACACCTGCACAAAGACCGTGAGGTCCGCCCCCGGGTAAGTTTTTCCGACACTCAGAATGCTGACCGTCACTAGCGCACCGGCTTCTAAAGGAGGCAATCCGAATCCATCGACGCTATTCGACACGATCATTCCCGCCGGTACGCTCAGGACGCAATACGACACGCCGTTCACATTAACGCGAACCTGTACCTCAGAATCAGCCGCAGTCCCGAGCCCCGCGTATATCTGTCCGACGCTTCGCTTCGTGTCGATGATGAGCGCCGGGCACGCCGCCGAGTCAACCGACAGGTAACCGCTCACTTGAACGGAATACTGGCCGCCCATCAACGTGCGCATGCCGTTCGCTACGGAATGCGTGAGACAGATCGTTGACTTCGGGCTGTCGCCTACTGCGTTCGTGACCCACAGGTCGGCACACGCGACTCGCACGTCTGGCAGCAATATTGGATAGCTCCAATCTCCGCAATACGGGCTGCCGAAGAAACCTTTCGGAAACGGCAGGATCACTGTTTTGCTCGCAAGAACATACACGGCCGCACCCGCATCATGCGCCGCCTGCGTACTTCCGTTCACACCACGACTCACAGTGCACTGCGCGCCTTGCACGGCCGAAACCAGCAATAACTCGCGTTCCACCTGCACTAGGTCGCCAGGACGGACCACCGTCGCGCCGCCGTTAATCGTGACATCACTTGGTCCCACCCCCGCCGTCAGCGTCGTTTGGGCTGCCGTTTGTAGCTCGTCCCAGTAGTAAAGCGTCAACGTGGCGCTTGAGACTGACTGAGTGTTCGCCAAATCTGAAAACGAGATGCCGCTCACCACTACAGACCCGCCACCTACACCCGCGTTCAGACCGAAACTGGGTGTGGGCGGCACGTCCGTATCGCCGGAACTATCCCCTGTGATCTGCCACCGGGTCACAACACACAACTGGGGGGAACATTCAGCATCATTGACGTTTGCAGATCGCCCGGTGATTTGAATCGTCTCGCCGGGTAAGTTCGGCGTAGTGATCTCAACCGGACTGCTTGCAGCCATTGCACCGAAATGCCAGCCCGCTTCGGCAAGCGTAAAGTAACTCGTCGAATCCGGCTTCACGACCCACCCGGGCGACACGGTAACGGTCGTAGCATCGTTTGCCGAGACCGTCTGCTCCTGCCCTGCTCCGGACCCACGCGTAATCCTCGCCGTCATTCCCCGATAGGCATTCGGTACCATCTGCAGGGTGCCATTACCGATTGTTGTCGCCGAATGCACACTCGCGCTCAATTCCGGCTGTAGTTCCATGCGCCAGTAGAAGTTTGCGTGGTCGAAGCTCGGGTCCGGCGGCGCAACTAGCTGGACCGCCAATCCGTTATCCGTAAAGCTGGTTGCGATCGTCTGCCCCGAGGCAATGCGACACAACTCCGCTGGCGTCGCCCCGCGATATACATTAAATCCTACCGCTCCGGGAGAGAAGCTTAGTCCCGTCAGAGTAACGGAGCTGTTGTCCGCTGGGATGGTCGCGCGAATCGTGAACGACAACTCGCCCTCGTTATCCGCAGCGTCAACCGCCGAAACAGCATAATAGAGCGTCTCGCCTCCTTTTAGAGTGCCACCGCCTGTTACGCTCGGCATCAGGTCTAACAAGGGGACACCAGGTGCCGCTGTCTGCGACGGAACGCACGTCACAGGCGCGGTAAAGCTCACCCGAACGCGATTGTCACTCTCCGGCTGGATATCGAATTGCATGTTCCCGTTGGCATCCAGCGTGCTACCCATCAGCGGCCTGGGCAGGCCGATCCCACTCGTCCCCTGGCGCACACCCGACGTCGATAGCGGTTGTCCGTTGCTATCCAGGTACCACGCATCGTCGTGGATCTGGGCTAGAATTGTCGCCGTCCGATAGTTCGTAGCCGGCGATATCCTACTTACCCGGAACGGTTGCCTGGTAAACCCTTCCTTGAGGTATGTCAACGTTATAATATCGCCGGGCCTGACTCCGAACGATTTGATACTGCTATCGAACTCCACATACGTGTTGCCGCGCAGCGTCTTATCCAATTGAAATTGCAGTAGCCGGCCGGCCTGATCGTAATTATCGACGCCCGCGGCCATAAGCGACGTCGTCACCTGCTGTCCAGCACGCGTTACGTCCTCTGGATCGACCACCGAGTAGCTATCCTGCTGGTAGCCGTTCAATGAATCCTGGAATTCCAAGGTAAGGCAATTCGGCGAATCCGCGATACTCCGGCAGGAGAGCGTTACACTCGGTTCACCGTTAGCTCGCCTCAGTATTCCGGAGAATCCGTTGGATCCGTCGCCGAATTCGTATGCCGGCCACCCCCCGGCTAACTGCTCCGAACTGTTTCCGCTTGTCCGGCGTGACGCCGACTGCAACGCCAGAGTATTCTCCACCTGCAATTGGAGGATTCCACCAGGACCATATGTCAGAAACAGACGAGCTGCGTTGCGGATCCCTCGAATTACATCACCGGCGCTGCGACGCTTCTGCACAACAAGGTTACAACCGAACCGCGGGATTAGTATCGAATTACCATTCAGATCGAAAGCTTGAATCCGCTCCGCGCAATAACCCGCGACAGCAGCGAAGCTTGCGAGGTCGATCTCCTCTTGACCCCACCCGCTTCGACGAAGCACATCCAGCAACACCCAGGCGGGATTATTCGAAAACTTATCGCCGCTGTAACTCCCATCTGCTCCGTACACGGAAACCAACAACCCTTGCACCAGTACCTTAACGCTTGGAAGCGAATTGCCGTCGTTGATCTGATTGGGCACCACCACGGAAAGGTAGGCCATGCTTCCGTACGGGTCACCTGCCGGCTGACCAGCAGCGTCTGTGAAGTTTGGATCGAAGGTGCCGTCACGCGCCCCGAGCGACTCCACGTTATACCAACCGGTCCCCGTCATATTCTTGCCGTTGACTCCAGCCGGAATTTCCACGCCGTTGACGAGCACCGTCAGAACGCCCTGCATCTGCCCGATTCCGAGCAGTACCTCCATGCGCGTCATATTGCCGTCATTGCGCGCGAATGTGACTAATGGCTCGTACCACGCCGTGCCGTAAACCATCGGCACGAAATCGTTATATCGCGCCTGATTGACGGCCACTGCCGACGTAGTCCATTCCTTCCCATAACCCCGCACCGCGATCGCCGGCGGCACATATTCCAAGCCGCCGAAGCGCTGCTTCATGCCGCGTGCCGTACAATCTGCGATCGTGTACCCGCAAGACGTAAACGCCGCGCCGTTGACTAACGTCCCACACCCGCCAGGCACATCGGCCGAGTATCCGCATCGGTAGAACAGCGAGTACTTTCCGCTCCCGCCCCCATCGACGCCCTCGGCCCGCTGATCTGGTGTCGTCGGAAATGTCCAAGGGCATCGCCGTTGAATCCGAACCTCGGGCAGCAGTAGCCTCTGAAGATTCATGCGATTGGTCGCGCTCAGGCGGAGCGTCGCTTCCCGGATTTCCTCGGGAGCATTGCAGATCCCGCGAAAAACTACCGGCGCGTCAGTCAATGCCGACGCGGCGCGTAAGTCGTAAAAGAGAAAACTTACAGTAAGTTTCGCCCCCTTCCACCCCGTTTGCCGCTCGACCTCGGAAAAATGAGAATCGGCGTTCGCCAGAACAATCGAGATTCGCGGGCTGCCGTCCACCCCCTGGTCCGATGCCGTTTGAATATCGAAAGCACTATGCTGTAGCACCCGGGCCAGGTAGGCGATCCCATTCACTGTCACCGCGTGCGTGCTCCAATGTTCCGTTTGTCCGTTGGCCAGTACGCAGTCGAAGACCATTACCGGTGTATCTGTGACCGCCTGTTCCTTAAGCTCAGAGATGGTCTGCATAGACGATCCTTACCGTTGCGGAATGCCGGTTCGGCTGTTCCGTTGTAAACCCAAGAGTGTCGTCGGCCAGGCGGGCTCCCTCATAGACTCCACCGTTTTGCGACGGTCGATATCCCGACGATCGCCCCTGCGCTTCCACCTGAAATCCGAACACGTCGATGCTCGTCGATGCGCCGGTCTCCACTCCGAAAGTAACCGAGCCCGTCTGCGCGTCGCCCCACGTGAGCGAGAGTCGCTGCCACTCCGGGCCGATCACGCAATCTGATCTCTCCCCGCCCAAAATGAGCGTTACCGCGCTCGCCGTTGCGGACCGGATCCAAACGCTAAAGGAATACACGTATGAACTGGGAGCGTTGATCGTCTGCAGTATTGACTGCGGACCTGCGCCGCTATTACTCACTGTCCAAGCGCCTGCACCGCCGCAAACATCCGGCACTCCAGCCGTCAGCGTGAGACGCGGCGCCGTCTGCCACACCGCGTTTTGTAAGTCCTCACTCCAAGCTGCGAGATTGCCGCAGGGGTCCACAAACGTAAAACCGTTGAGAGTGCCCTCCGCCGCTACATGAAAAGCCGCCAGGCTCGCCAACTCCGCATCCGTCAGTCCCGAATATTGCAGCTCCCATTCAGTTCGCCCGCCGGTCGAATCCGCATACTTCACACTGCTGCCGTCAGCAGCTTGAATGACCACCGTCCGGTAACTTACCTGCTTCCTAAGCGGAAACTGCGCCAGAGCCCCGCTCGTGAGTTGTGGGTACACCAAGGCCGCGCTCACCGGTTCTCCACCACCGTCACCGTCGTGCGACCGCGCATCTCACCCAGCAGCACGAACGCCGCTCCATCAGCCGCAAGACTACAGTTCGTATGAACAGCACCATCCCAGGGATCGGTGAACTCAAATGTCCCGAATCTCCCTTGTGAATCCCGCAAAAAGCGCTCCAGCGATGCCATCTCGTTCTCGTCCAGATCCTTCAACTGAATTACCCAGCTCCGTAGAGGACCGGCCGAATCCCTGTACCGCTGCTCCGACCCGTCCAAAAATCGTAGCGTCTGATTTCGAAACGCAGTCCGCTTCCTCGCCGGTGTCTGCATCACTGCTTTGGTCTTTAAAACGGGAAATGTCTGCATCAGAGTTCACCCAGTACGTCATTAATCGAGCTCATGTTTAACATCGCGCCTCGCACTGCTTGCGCGATCTCGCTGCTGTGATCCATAAAAGACTTCGCGTCCATCGCCTGTACGTTGACCGTGATCTGTGATCCCCCAGCAGTTTGGCCCACCGCCGTCGATCCGTCGCCGCTCCCTCCTTGTTGCTGGTAAACGCGCGACGCTCCGGTCTGGTCGCGATCGGACGCCACTAATCGCCCGCCGCTATCGGCGCTCTCGAACGATATCGCCTGCGGCATCGCATACTTCTGTATCGCCGGCGCCGCCTCCTCCGTCCTCCCGCTGAACAAACCAAAGAGACCCGTGACCAGCGGCACAATTCCCAATCCACTCTCCAGCACACTCTTTGCAACGGACCCGGCCGTGACCGCTCCATCCGCGTTTGCCTCTGTTTTAGCCGCGCCGCCGCCCTTCACCGTCGCACCCGCCACAGTGGCCGCGGCCGTGCTCAGCGCTTCAGGTCCCAACCCGAATCCCGTTGACGCTCCGCCGGTCCCACCCGCGAGCTGGAAAAACGTACTTAGTAACTCATCCCGCGCTTCGCTCCCCACGCTTGTTCTCCTCTCGCAGTAACTCACCCAACATCGCGAACGCATCCGCTTGACGCGCCGTCAATCCTTCCACTCCTACGCCTCCGAATCGCCGCCTGCCCCAGAACTCTTCCAGCAGTGCCTCGCTCTCTCCGCTCACCAGCGACTTTGGACACACCGACGTAGCCATATCTCCGCGTACCCACACCGGCATCCCGTCCACCGGCGGCGATTCACCCCGCCATCGGCAATGTCTCCGCTCATCCAGGCCGGACTTCCGGCACACGTCGCACTCCCAACCGGCCTGGTTGGCAAATTGAAAATGGAAGGCGACCGTCAGTTTTTTCGTTCTTCGTCGCTTAGTCCGGCCTCTGCCCTCACAGCGGCCAACGCTTCCCGAAACAACTCTTCCGGCCCCCTCTCGATCAAGCTATCCGGGGATGCTGGCGCGCCATCCAATTCCAGCCCTTCCACCTTTCTCAATCCCCACCCCACGAACAGCCGGTCGATTTCGCGGCGTACGAAGGCAGCTTCCATGCTGTCGATGGCGGAAGCACCGGCTTCCAGATATTCCAGCCGGCGCGCCAACTCTCGAACGCTGCGCATCAACTCCAGCCGTCTGCCGAACGACATTCGCCAGACCACGTAACTTACTCCTGGCGAGCAGGTGGATCGCACTTCTCTCGTGCTTTCGTATTGCATACTCGCCGCCTATCCAAACGCGATTACAACTTCGTCGTCGCCGACCCCTTGTGCGCGCGATGGCCGGAAGGACCACTGCAGTCTGGTCTTGCCGTCATCGAATTCAGGTACTTCGGGGATCACACTCTTCAAGAAGACGGCCATCATCTGACCCGAGCTCTGTCCCAGTTGAAACATGACCGAAATCGGCGACTGCTGGCGCGCCGCCTGATAAAGGCTCGCAGTAGCCGCGTCGTCCTTGCTGTATAGCTCGAACTCGCCGGTAACCATCCGTTCGCCCGGAGCGATCGACTGCGGCACGCTGAACCCGAATTCACTACCCCGCATGTCCAGGTTGTTCTTCACCTTCACGGCGGCTCGCGTGATCGTCAGGAACTGCGTAGCGGCCGTACCCAGCCATGCCTGACCGAGGTTGCCCGGGACAATCGAATAATCGAACGCGCCGAGCGCCGGCTCTGCGGGAAAACTCTCGAGCTCCCCTGCCGACGCGCTGAAGCTGCTCGTGTCCACTATGTCTTGCGCCATGCCGCTGAAGTGAAACTCGTGATAATCGCCGTTCACCAGAATCTCCAGCTCATCCACTGCAGCTCCGCTAAGTACGCGTTGAACGGCCGTCGAGGGAGACCAGTAATCAAAGATGCTTGTGCTACCCAACTCCGTAGCCGGCGAATAAGTTACCGTCGATCCCATGCTTGACCCCGCCCCCGGCAGCGCCGTAAACGGAGCGTTCAGGACAACCGTGTTCGCGTCTACGATCGCGGCCAGGAACCGGATCTCGTTTGCGGATGCCACCGCCTGACCTGCGCAGAGCCCGTGCGCCGCCGCAAACGTCACGCGGGCCGCTGCGGTGCATGAGCTGACTGTGCCGCCTGCCCACGCCTTAGGCAACCCGCCGAGCGCCGCCTGAAACAGCGGACCGTACCCAGGCGCCGCTTGCCCCGCCTTCGCCCAACTTGTCATATACGTCTGCAATTCGAACGCCGTGCGCCGCCGCCCGCCCGCGGGTAGGCCCACAAAGGTACGGGTTCCCGTCTTATCCTTCCGGGAAGTTACTTCCTGTTGCTGCCGCACCTTCAGTTTTAGCGCCGGAATGCGATTCGCCGCCGTGATCGCCGGCGTCTTTCCGTAGTCGTCCTCTAGCGCCGTATAGAACCGGTTTGCCTGGGAAGAGATGTAAGTCGACATTAGTTGATACTCACTCCTAACTCAAACGTCACTTTCGCCGCCTGTATATAATGCTTGCCGCCCTGTTTTACCGCGCCATATACCGCCTGGTAGGCCCCCGCGAAGTACAGCCCGTTACCCCAATCGCCCCGGCTTCCATCCAGCACTCGCAGAAGTGCATCCGTGTAAGTCGCCAGAGTCTCCTGCAGTCCCTCGAGCCTGTCCTGTGAATGCCGGACCTCCATAGCCATTTGGATTGTTCCGGAAAAGCTTCGGAACTTCTCTAACTGGCTGTTCACCAGCTTTTCGCAGTACACATTCACCGTCGGATAGACGATCGGGCCGGCCTTTTCGGCCACCTCTGACGCCACGTTCTGCGCAATCACCTGCGAAGCCGTAAGCGCGCCGGCGGCTCCTGAACCAGGAAACGTCAGCGCCGCCACGCCCGCGTTAATCCCGTTCGGAGCCGTTATCAGTGCCACCGCCTTCGCGGTAGCCACAGTTCCCAATTGTGCCGTCATTAGCCCCTCCGAATGCGCCGCGGAGCTGGCTGAAAGTAATTTGGCCTCTGCCCCCCGGGCGCGCTTGCCCCGCTGATGCTCACCGGCCGCGATTGCAGCCACGCCGCCCCCGGCGCGATCGGCGCATCGTTTTGCAGCCTCATCGCGCCGGGGTCCCCTCCGGCGTAGAGATTCCACCCAACCGCCCCGGGTGGAACCCGAACCAATTCCGCACGAAAAGTGCTGGACACAGTCGCAATCGACGACTCCACCGAGCACTCTCCTTCCTCCCCGACCTCATTCACCCAACTCGCCGCAACGTAGTAAGTCGCGTCCGGCAAAGACCCCGCCGCTTCGCTCAGGACCGGACTCTGCGCGCGCGGAATCGGACGCACCGCGATTCCGATTCCAACGCTCATCAGTTGTTCCCTCGCGGTCCGAGCCATCTTTCGAAACTGCTCGCGCTTGGCGGCGTACCGGTCGTTCAACTGCGAGTTATACGCATCCGCGTACACCAGTTCCAGCGCCTTGCACGAATGCCAGAGTCTCAGCGACTCCGTAACCACCACGCACCCCGCCGGCGTCGGAAGCTCGTCCAGCCATGCCCGAATCTCCTGTTGCGCCAGCGCCAGCTTCTGCGTCACGTCGATTCCCTCCGTGCTGGCGACCGAGAGCAGTTGCGAGTCCAGCGCCGTCAGATCTTCTACGGCCGCTGGTAAGCCATCGGTGAATAAGGCCATTCCGCCCTCCTACTTTCCCTTGCTCAACTTCTCTAGCGTCTCTGTCGGGACCACGGTCACGCTCAACCGCGCGCTCGCTGCCGCCGCATCCGCCACCTGCTTCGCCTTCGCTTGCTTATCGCGGAAAGACTTCGCTTCCTCCGATGTCGCCGGGCGGGCCGTACCTTCCACCAGCATTCGCGCCGCGATTGACTTAGTAACTTCCATAGTCACGCCGCCTTTCCCGCCGTCTTGCGTCTCCTGACTTACAACTACTGGAAACACGTCGGTGATCTTGGCTTCCGTCTCCCGAATCTTCGCGTAATAGATCTTCAAGTCCATCGGTCTCTCCTTAACTTGGGGCAAACGTTTCCGCTTGCCCCTGTCTGCCTTCCCGTTTGGCTAGGTGTTCACCTGAACGCCGCAGGTGTTCCGCAGAATGCCGCAGCCGTAAAGAACGTCGACCGTGAACTGCTGGCTCAGCGTGTTCGGCATATAACTCATCACCACGCGCATGCCGAAGTTGCCGAACTCCGCGTACTCGGCGATCGCGCCGGTCCCCGGCAGCGGCTGAGGCAGCCGGCGAATCACCAGGCCGATGGCGTCCTTCGTAAACGCCAGGTTGTGCGTCGTCAACGGCGTGCTGCCCGTCTTCGAAACATACTGCGACCGGAACACGAAGAAGTCCTTCACCTTGCCGATCGTGCCGTCGATCAGTGTGCGCAGTCCGGCATCTCCCGCGTTCTGAAACTCGCTGAACCGCGGAATCTGCCGCCATGCCGAGTAAGCATTCGCGTCCACCACCATGAACTTCTGTGCGCTCGGAGGGTTCTTCGCCAGGAACAACTCCGTCTCAGCCTGGTCGATCGTCGCTTCCGTGATCGCAACTCCCGCCGTTCCCACCGGAGCATTGCTCGTGAATCCCGCGTACAGGTTTAGCAGATCGGTTTCGATGCGTTCGGCGATCGCTACCACCGCCGGCTGCATGTAAACCTTCAGCAGGTCGGGAACAGCCAGTACCTTGGTCACGTCCGGAATCTGGAACGTAGCCTCTACGTGGGTATTCAGCACAATCTGCGCGTTCCCAAGACTCGGGTTCTGAGGCTGGACCGACCCGCCCTCCAGTATGTTGTTCGCCACCATCGCCGGTGGAATCGGGACATTCACCGTGTCCCCCGCCTGAGCCAGAACCGGCTCGTAATCGCGGTTCACAAGGTTCCCCATCACGAGGTTCCCCACCAGTGCCGGCAAAGCGTCCGCCGCCACCATCTTCACAATCGCATTCGCGACGTTATTCGAAGTAATAACACCCATGCAAACTTACACCTTTCCTGTTGTTTGTGATTTCTTGTTTTGTATTACTAACGGAACGCGAGCACCTCGCCGGAGGGCGCATTCTCCTTGCCTCCGCCACCGCGCCGTCCTGGTTCGGCTGGCCCCTCTTAAGCCCCGCGCAGAGTCTGCGAAGCCACCCGGACGATTTCTTCCCGAATGCGCTGCATCTCCTCGGGATTCATGCCCGGCCGAATCTTCTCGATCGTCAGGTCGCTGCCGCCCGCCGGCGCCTTTTGCGTCGCGGTCATACCTGTACCCCCCGCGATCCGAGCCGGAAGAAACTCCGGATTTTCCTTGACGAAGGCCGTCAGGTAATCCTTCATTCCCAGTTCCCCGTTGTCGCTCCGGACGACAAAGCGCCCATCGTTATTCCTCACGATGCCGTCCTGAACCGTCCGATAAGCCAGATCGATCTTGGCCACGCCTAGCCGCTGCAACTCCGCACGAACCGCCGAATTGCGCTCCGCCTCTTCCGCCATCGTGCGGCTGCGTTTGTTTTCTTCGACTAACTCATTCACCCGGCGCTCCAACTGCTCTCGCCTCTTCCGTTCTTCCTGCAGTTCCACCTTAGTAGGCGGGCTCGCTCTTGGCGTGTTCGTTGCTTACAAACTCGCTGACGGCCTGCCTCACAATCGCCTGAATGTCGATACCTTCCATATACCTCCTGTTCGGCTTCGTTGCGCGCCACATCTACAGCGCGACGCCTTCAATTTCTGCCACTACGCGATCTTTTAACTCCTGGCGCGCATCGCTAAGGAACTTCAGCGCCAGACGCTTGAATACCTCCTTTTTCAGAGTCTCTGACCCGATCCCCAGGTCTAGTAGCTTTTTCGCGTCATCCAGTTCGCCGCCGAACTCATCGATGTCAAATTCATCCAATCCCGCGACATTAATCTCGACTTCGTCCTGCCGCGCCGCGCCGATTGCCCACAACACCTGCCGCATCGCTTCCTTCACTCTGCACCCGTACGCCTTCAACACTTCTTCCGTTGTCCTGAAGTCCATCTGCTTACTAAGTCCCGATTGCTGAGCTCCCGAGCTTCCCTCGGCCTGAGCCATCAGGTAGCAGACCCGGTAGATCTCGTCCTTCAACTTGACCAAGTTGTCAGCGGCGATCTGGTAAACCTTGCCCTCAGGCTCCGTCCAGCCGAATCTGTCCTCCGGGCCTAACTGGATGTAGTACGATTCGCCGACAATCTGGTCGAACTCGCGATCCGAATACACCACCGGACTCGCAAACAGGCCCATGGTCAGCGCCCATGAGAGTGCATTCGACTTATTGAAGTGCTCGAGCTGCAGGAGAGCCGATTTGTTCATCAGCCAAAGGCCCTCCGAGACCTTTAGCTGAAATACCGGCACACGCCGAAGCTCAGCCAGCGCATGTCGCCCGGCATCCACTTCCTCGATCGGCTTGCCGTCTCCCCGCTTCGCAAAGATACGGTAAGTTTCCCGATCGTAGTAAATCCACCGGGTCTCTGTTTCCCACTTTGCGTCTGTCACCTGGGACTGCTGCAAACAGGACGTCCGAATGACGATCCACTCGAGCCCACCTCTTGGGTCGTAGCTCCAGTTGATCACCTCCTCCGGCTGGTAATCCACCAGGTAAGCCCGTGATCGGCCTGATGCATCCTCCTCCGCCCGGCTCGTCGCTGCGTCTCCCCGTGGAAAGTCCACCACCACATAACTACTCCCCCACACCAGCGCGTCCACGAATCGCTGCCGGAAGAATTCGCTGAGGCTTGTGCCCTTAAAATCGCAATCCCTCGCCAGCAACCCGAAGAACGTCTTCGCCGGCGCGTCGTTCCCCTCCACAATCAAGGCGGGCTCGCGGCGCACCAACGTCGCTGCATACCAGTCGATGATCGAGCCGACGTAGTTCTCGTAAAAGACGCGGCTCATCCTCTCCCGGTATACATCTGCCGGTTCCTTATGCCGCCTCGCCAGATAGTCCGATGCATGCAGTCGTAGTTGTTCGCCGCCCGCATATAGATCCGCGTATTGGCGCCACATCGCTTTGCTCGCCACATACTCCGGATGCTCGCGGTTGATTGTCTCGATCATCCCACCACTCTCCCATCGCTCCTATGACCAACTCGCTTTTCCAGCTTGCATGTCAGCGCATGCCACACCGCATAGCCGAGCGCGTCGGAGAGATGCGTGCGTAGCTTATTCGAGTCTTTGTCGATCATGCCCGACTCCTTGTATCCGACCTCTTCAAAATCCTTGACCAACTCCGTGCACTTCGGGTCAATCGTCATCTGTACTTCCCCGAGCGCCGACTTTAACTTCGAATTGACCGCGCCGATCCGTTCCCGTACCGATGGATTCGAAGGCGGCGTTAGGATAAGCGGCTTCTGCCCTGTCACCTCCGAAAACACAGAGCTGATCGTGCCGTAGTCCGTCGCACCCGTTGTCTGCTTTTGATTACCCGACGCATCTCCCAGAATCCGTATCTCCGCCTTCAGCACGCCATACTTCTCAAGGAACATCTTCGTAGCCTCTTGCGTTGAGGAGTCCCTCAGAAAGAATTCGTCGATTACATTCACATGCTGGTAGTCGTTTTGAAACTGCACCACCACCGAGCACATCGGGTCCACGTTGAAATCGTTCGCCCAGTAGATCGGTTTGCGAACGTCGATCTTCGTTTCCTTAACGTGCACTTCCCGGTCAAAGTTGAAATACACCTTCCCGGCGTTCATGTTCAAGTACTCGCCGAGCACCTCTTGCTTGTAAAATCGCTCGTCGTAACTCAGCCGTAGCTGATCGTAAAAGTCAGGAGTTTTCTCCAGGAGATACTGGTTCTCCCTCGGCTTCGCCATCACGACTTGGTATCCGGCCACTTTCTCTGTGACAAACTTCTTGTAGACCCAGTCGTAACCCTTAGGTGTCCACACAGCGAAGCCGCACAACTGCGTCGCCTTCGGGTCCCTCAAGCGGCCCTCAAGCCGTAACCACGCACCCTCTTGCGTATATGTCAGTTCATCCAGCCCGAACCACGCCAGGTTCGTTCCCCTGAGCCGCTCGAACTCATCGACCGGCCGGAACAGAATCCGTGACTTTGTATCTCGTAACGTGAGGACATTCTCAGCCTTGTTGTGGTCGTACGGAATGTGATTGCTGTCCAAGATTTCGAACAGCGCCGCCTGAGTCGCATCTCGCAGCATCGGATAGGTGGGGGCGCCCAACAGCCCCCACCGGCCCTTATTGATGTAAGCCAGGCGAATTGCCTCCTGGCACAGCGCCTGGCTTTTTCCACTCCCAATGGGCCCTGAAAAGCCCTTAAAGCGCGCCTTGCTCGCATGGAACCGCTTCTGCGAGGGCAGAGGCCGATACTCTATTTCTCGGTTGATGCGGCGTTCGGTTCCACCCAC